AAAATATATTAACACCATAATGGTTATTTTGGTCGAAATACTTACAAATACTTACAAAAGTCGTGTAAATGTCGTGTAATATTATTTAAACTATATGTCATTGGTTATGATAACAATATAAATTATATAGTTATTAACGTTACCATAACTTAAAAAACAAGTTTTACGAAAGTTATATAATTGTAAAAAATTTAAAAACAAATATCTAATAATTGTAAGATACCTATGCCCAAAAAAATTATTGATTATTCAAATACTACCATTTATAAAATTGTATGTAACGATGAGACAACAGAATATATATATGTCGGTCATACAACCAATTTAGTTAAAATTAAATGTCAGCATAAATCCTACACAGAAAATCCAAAATTCAACTCCATTTTATATAAAACAATACGCGAACACGGCGGGTGGTCAAATTGGGCAATATACACGATAGAAACGTTAGATTGTAAAACCCTACAAGAGGTGAAACTTAAAACGAAACAACATTTAATAAAATTGCAAAATAACAAAAAAATAAACAATTCGCAAGACCAACCAATTATAAACCAACAATTGTTTGTATGTGAATGCGGAAAAGAATACAAACATCGTCAAAGTCTAAACACCCATAAATACAAATGTGAAAAACATCGCGAACCTAAAAAAAATACTGAATTTGGAGATAATGGTATAATAATTTCTCTCTTAAACCAAAATAATCAACTTCAACAGCAAATAATAGAAATGTGCAAAGAAAATAAGGTAATCACTATAAACAATCATGAATCTAATATAATTTCTCACCACAAAACATTTAATATTAATGTGTTTTTAAACGAGACGTGTAAAGATGCGATGAATATAACAGAATTTGTGGATTCGTTAAAACTTCAATTGTCTGATTTAGAGGCAGTTGGGAAATTAGGATATATTGAAGGCATTTCAAATATAATCGTGAAAAATTTAAGAGAATTGGACGTGTATAAAAGACCACTTCATTGCAGTGACTCAAAAAGAGACGTGATGTATATTAAAGATGAAAATAAATGGGAGAGAGAAAACGAAGAGAACAAAAAATTAAGAAAGGTGATTAAAAAGATTGCCGATAAAAATTCAAGATTGATACCCGTTTTCAAGGCAAAACATCCAGAATGTATTAAAAGTATATCTCCTTATTCAGACGAATATAATAATTTATTAATCGAATCTATGGGCGGACAAGGAGACAACGACAAGGAAAAAGAAGATAAGATAATAAAAAAAATATCAAAAAATGTGTTTATAGATAAAAATTGTTGGATATAATTGTTTAGGTAAATCACGCAATATAAGAACATACGAGTAAAAATATCATAATTATTATAAAATAAATAATTATAATGTCAAAACAAATCATCAGCGAAATAGAAAACAGAGGTGCTTTTTTAACTCTGCTAACACATAATCCAGGATTAATTGTATTAAAACTTGGCGCCGAATGGTGCGGACCGTGTAAAATGATACAACACACGGTTCACGGTTTTTTTGCGACGTCCCCTCCAGAGGTGGTATGTTGCGATATAGACGTGGACAAGTCGTTTGATTTTTATTCTTTTTTAAAGTCAAAAAAAATGGTAAATGGAATACCTGTTTTACTATGTTATAAAAAAGGAAATTCTACATATATTCCAGATGACACGATAACAGGGTCAAATCCGCAGGAACTTCATAATTTTTTTGCTAGATGTGGTAAGCATTTGGTAGAAGCGTTGAAACAAAAACCGTAATATTATAATTTTTGTTATTTTAAATCTTAAAAGATGTATATGTCCATAATGGAAACACACGAAATAAAATTAGAAAATGTTGCGTCTCAAACAACGGAAGAACTATTAAATCCCGAAAATAATAAGAAATTGTTGTGTTGCATAAGTTACAACTGGTGTTTTGAACATTTGGGATTTTCAGGAAAAACGACTTACGATGAGGATGCCTATTTATGTTGTCGGTGTTTAGACTGTTGTTCATGGTGTTTAGAATTTAATAATAAAACAAATTGGCTATGTAGATATAAGATGGTTTGTTTTGGTTGTTGTTGCTCAATATTTTACAATTAAAATTCTAAAAATTCTAAAAATTATATAATATTATAGTATATGAAATCTTTCAAAAATATAGCCATTCTATTTTTCATTCTTGTAGTGGTAGGATTTTTTCATAACAGATATGAATTAAAATTGAAGAGAGAAACAGAGGTCGTGACAAATGCTGCCATCCAGAACTATTTATTAGACGATGTAACATTAGGTAAAAGTAAAAAGCCAATATTGTGGATACACGTTCCTTACGAGTATAATTCAAGACAATGGTTAAGTTTTGGCTCACGAAGTTCTTTTGAATTAAATCAACCTTATTTATATTTAACATTTAGAAGTATAATTAAACAATGTGAAAAATCATTTACGGTTTGTGTGATAGATGATACTTCATTTAAAAGATTAATTCCAGGATGGAACATTAATATGACAACTATTTCCGACCCTATATTGCCAAACATGAGAATGTTAGGAATGATGAAACTGTTATATATTTATGGCGGATTAATATGCCCTGTTTCCTTTGTTTGCTTAAAGAATTTAAATACTTTGTATGAAAAGGGCATCAGCGGAAACAAAATGTTTGTATGTGAAATGGTGAATAGAACAATATCTTCTACGTCAAATGATTTTATTCCATCGCTTACATTTTGCGGAGCACCGAGAGAATGTGGAGCGGTTAGAGAGTTGTGTAATGTAATTGAACGGACAGCATCTCAAGATTACACAGCGGATGTCAAATTTTTAGGTGAATATGAAAAATGGTGTGAGCGTCAAATTGAAAACACCTTAATAAATTTAATAGACGGAAAGGAAATCGGCGTAAAAACAGGCGACCAAACTGCCATTATAATAGATGATTTGTTGTCAAATAATTATTTAGATGTATACAAAGGAACATATGGAATAGTAATTCCTTCTAGTGAAATATTATCCAGAGTAAAATTTGAGTGGTTTTCAAGAATGTCTCAAAAACAAGTAATGGAGTCCAATACTATCATTGGAAATTACATCCTTTTATCGCAAATGGACGAGCAAGGGATATTGGAATCTATCGAACCGCATAGAAATGAATCAATCGAGAACAATTTTGTTAGTTTTTGGAAAATGCCGAGTGACGCCCCTTATTATGGGTTGAAACCGAATTTTTTGGGAGATAATCTTCAAAAAACACATTATCCTGAAAATTGATTATTGGAAAAACACGTAATGAAATCAATTTAAAGAAATGTGTCAATATAATAAAAGATGAATTATATTGACACAATTGATATGTCAGAGGTTGATATGTCAGAGGTTGATATGTTGAATGTAACCGATTGTTTGGTCTTAAAATTAGAAGAATTTGAGCACAATACGGATAACATAGACAACACTATTTATATTTTATACGATACGAATAAAGAAACATATATCGTTAGAGGTACTCGCAATGGGATTGGCAACGGACCGATAGATTTTTCTTACGAGTGTGAAAATATGGATAGTTTAATTGTTTTTGTGCGATACGCGATTGGAAAACATAATAAGGTAAGTGAAAGTCTATATAATTTTCCCGAGTTGTATGTTGAGTCAAACAACATTACGTTTGATTATTTATGTCAGCGTAGTCGTGATAGTGAAGAGATTTCTGGATACTTGATTTCCCGGATAAAAAAATCAAGATTGAAGAAAATGTTAACAATGATAAGGGACATTGGAAATTATTATTGAATATTTAGACAAGTTAAAAACTAGTAATTATAATATATTATTTTATTATAATTATGAACGACATCTCTGCGTTATTGGTTGCTACTACGGTGTTATCTATAGGTGGTATGGGAATGGTCATGTATAAATCAACTGATGAAACATACGAGGAAGAAGATAATGATGAAACTTCGGATGAAACTATGGACGAAAACACGTCAGCGATTGATTTAGGGAATGTGTGGAATAGCATAACTGGAATGTTTAATTTGTCAGAGGATGAAAATGTTGACACCGATAAAAAATATAAAGAAGATGAACCACCTAATGAAGACCACGAAGAAGACAATGAATATAATGAAGACGATGTCGAAGAATATGAGGAGTATTACGAACGACCTAAAAAAAAACAACAAAGATACAAAACAAAAAGAAACAAAAAAACTAGTGGTAATACTAAACGACGTTATTGAATGGTTGGCAATGACGCGCAAACATAGTATACTATATTATATGTGGACTTTTCGTACTTTATTTTAGATGTATACGCTATATTATTATGTTTACAAATTTGACGCAAAATTGTTGTAAATGAATTATAAGTTAATTTTTTATTTAAATAGTATAGTTTTGATGTATGATAATATGGTTTACATAATTCCACGAATGGTTGAACTTCATTATTAAAACACCCTTTTTTAAAAGTTTCAACATTAAACGTATAATAGTCATTGTATTTAAAGCAAAATTTATCTAAAAAGGATAATAACATGTTAGTTGGAACCATATTTTTAAATATTTGTGATATTGTCATATATAATATAGTAAATATAATAATTTTACTTGAAAATATTGTGTGTGTGTGTGGTTAAAATCAATATTTACACGCATTTTGATATGTTATTTGTAAACAACGCGAGTTCAATTTCGTGTTCGTGTATTTCATTAAAGACCGCAATGTATTTACAAATATGAGGTATAATATTATATTTTTGTTCTTCGTTAATGCAGTTGGTATTTTTAATAAATATGAAATAATTATCAAGAATATCAATAACGGAATACCCTTTATCAAAAATATTATAAATAAGTTTAATTGCTTCCGCGATTTTTTTATTAATTATTAAATTTGTATATTCTTCAAATATCAAGAAACTAATATTAGTGCATAATTGGCACGCTTTTTCAATCGTGATTTGTTCATTAAGAAGTTTAAATTTTTCCATATAACTAATAACTGTTTTTGCGTTGTTATTTGATACATTAATGATGAATTTTTTAGCAGCGTCGTCGATGTTAATATTCTCTCGTGATTGTATTTTGTTAACTATATCAACAATTTGATTTGTTTTAAGTGTGTTAATTCTAATGTTGAACAATCTAGATTGAATACATTCAGCAACCTTTTGAATACTGTTACAAGACGAGATAAAATTGACGTTGTGACTATATTTATCTATATAGTTTCTAAACGTTTGCTGACTTTGTTCGTTAATGAGGTCGATGTCATCAAGAACCAGAATTTTTTTTTTATTTTTAATGCTACAAAAACTTTGACAAAATGTTTTAACATCTGTTCTGTAATAATTAATTCCTTGTTCTTGAAGACTGTTGATGTATAATACATTTTCGTCATATTGTGTTGGTTCGTAATTATTATAATACTCGCGGATGATTGCTTGTAACGTGGTTGTTTTTCCAGATGATTTATCTCCAACAATAATAACATTAACGGTGTTGAATGAAATTAAAGAACCTAGCACGTCAATTGCGTCGTTGTCGGTGTAAAAATCTTTAAAAAATGTTGGTTTATATTTATTAATAAACAATTGTTTAGTTGTCATTGTATAAGTAATTAGTATACATTTTAATATTTAAGTATAACTATTATAATAATTAATATGGTAGACAATTTTTACAACGTTTTAGGAATTAAAGATACTTCAACAAAAGATGAAATTAAAAAGGCTTACCGAAGTTTGCAGATGAAATATCACCCAGATAGAAATCCTGGGAATTCGGATACTATAAACATGACGCAGAAAATAAATGAAGCATATGAGGTTTTAGGAGACGACCATAAAAAACAAGAGTATGACACGAGTTTAAAAAATCCCTTTATGAGAATGCAAAGTCAGGGTGGTGGTGGAGGGAGGGAAGTCCCGATTGACGAAATATTTCAAATGTTTTTCGGAATGGGGGGACAAGGGATGGCAGGTCACGGGATGTCACGACAAGGACATAACATAAATATTTTTCAAGGGATGCACGGAATGCGTGGTGGCGGGTTTCAATCGTTTGAAAAGCCGGTGCCTATTATTAAGACGATATCTATAAATATGGAGCAATCATTTTCAGGTGCCGTGGTGCCTCTTGAAATAGAGAAATGGGTTATGGAAGATGGGGACAAGGTATTTTCTGTAAAGAGTCTTATGGTTAAAGTTCCTCCAGGCGCGGACGATAATGAAATAATAATAATAAGAAATGCGGGGAACGAATTAAACGGCGAGTTAAAAGGTGACATAAAGATATTTATTAAAGTTCAAAACGATACCAAATTTAAGCGTGATGGACTGGATATACTTTTAGAAAAGAAAATAACATTAAAAGAGTCTTTGTGTGGGTTTTCGTTTGAAATCATTCATTTAAGCGGAAAATCGTTTACATTAAATAATAACAAGGGAAACATTATTCAACCAGAATATAAAAAAATATATCAAGGAATGGGGTTTACCAAAGGAAGTAAGGTAGGAAATATGATTTTATTGTTTCACGTGGAATTCCCTGAAAAACTTAGTGAAGAACAAATAATTAAAATTGACGCGATTCTTTAAGTATGTATTATAATAAGTATTTATATTTTAAAACGATTTAAAGACGCATTAATAATGTAAGTTGTGGCGGGTGGATTAAAACTTTTGGCGCCGAAAGTTTTGTGTTCGTTAAATGTTATTTAACATTTATTAGGTGATTTCCCGAACAAGTTCTATTTTCA